AATTGAAAGATATGTACCGTCAGGCGACCATGAAGCGCCGAGGCCAAGACCCGTCGGGAGGGTGGCGGGGTCGGAGAGTTTGACTAGGGTGTCACCGGTCCGTTTATACGTCGTAACGAACGGAGATGTGGTGTGACCAATTGAAAGATATGTACCGTCAGGCGACCATGAAGCGCCGTAGCCAACACCCGTCGGCAGGGTGGCAGGGTTGGAGAGTTTAGTGAGTACGTCGCCCGCCCGTTTATACGTGGTTACGAACGGGGATGTTTGGTGGGCAATTGAAAGATATGTGCCCATCAGGTCGCTCCCAGCTTCAACACGACGGCCCAGCCGTCAGGCTTGCCGACCTTCGCGAGCATCACTTTGTCGGCAACCGACAACGTCAACGACGCATCCTTCAACGCGACCGGAGATGCCGTAGCATCCCCCGCGAATAACACTGTCAACGGCGACGTAGCCGCCACCTCACCCCAAGTAATCTCTTGGGTTCGCCCACCAGTTACCAACATTTCACACTCCCCTTAAACTGAGTTTCATATCGCTGCCGTCGAGCGGCAAAGACCATGCTGTGACCAGAAACCGGCCATCGACCGGAACGGAACTATCAACGAAATCGACGACGCCGGAATGGCCGTGAATCGGATTCGGTGACACCGACAGCTCGAACAGCCGGGCAACACGAGACTCCGCATCCATGACCCGCAACACCGCAGTCTCCAACGCATCCTGTGAGGCGTACGTGCCGCGAATAATACGGCGGATCGTTCGCCCGCCACGACCGTCGATTGAAGTCAAACCGTCAGACTGATTCGTTAGCGTGTAAAGCCCGGTACCGGCGACCGGTGCCGCCGCCGCCGTCGCATCATCATTGACACCGATGATCTCGTTAGCCGCCTGGTAATAGTCCGAAATGCTGGTGCGGGATTCGCTCACCGTCGTAGACACCGAATCGGCGCTGTACGTCCAGACCGTCGGCAGATCGGTGGGCGACAGATACGGGACCGACCGGTACCATCCGTCACGGTCAACACGCAACGCCCGGTAGCCGATCGACTCGAGGAGGTCGTTGACGATTTGCAGCGTCGTTGTCTCGTCGGCCAACGGGAACACCCGAGCAGCAGCCGACGTTGTAGCGGCCGCCGTCTGGTCGATGCTGACCTTCGCCTCACCCGCCCCGGTGATCAACGCCTCGACGGCAGCGATGATCGCACTACCCGACGCCAGCGAATAAGTGACGCCGTGCGGCGTGTTCAACACGTCGAGCTTGTCGAAACCTTCGACCTGCCAGGTCGGTGGGATTTCACCGATACGGCGCTCCGGTGTAGACGGCAAGAACACACCCAGGTTCAGCCGATACCACGTCGCACCGTCGGACGACACCAGCATGTACGGACGGAGCCGCTGCGAACCCCACGCCACCTCGCGGGCAAGGTTCAGCCGACACGATCCGTGCAACGTCCGGTAGATGCCACGGTCAACACTCGACCCCGCCGCCAGAAAGTCGGAGCCGAGCGATTCGATCAAAACGTCATCGGAGTCGAGCAGGTCGCAGCCGGCGTCGTAAAAGACTTGGCGCCCCTCGATGAGCGTGACCTGCTCAGCTGGCGTCAGCGACGACCAGAGCAGAACCGTCATACGATTTCCGAGTACGTGATGTTCTGCACCGTGAATGAAACGTCCTCAACGAGATCAGATACCGAGAACTCTGTGGCCGTCAGTCCAGTGATGACGCCGTAGACGGCTCGGGAACGCTGATCGCGGAACAGGATCGGCACCGAGATCAACGCGAGAAGCGCCACGTAGTCAGCGCGCGACAAGTACCGGTACGACACACTCAAACCGGACTCACGGCCGGGCGTGGACACGATGCGCCGCACACCGCCCGAATATGTCCGCACAGACGTCTGATCCGACACAGACTCAGACTCGGCGTACTGGCCGATGATAAGCGTGTCAGACAGATCCGCAATCGGCGCGATGATCGTATCGGTCAAAGTAAGGATGGTCACTGGGCCCTCTCGTTCTGGCGGATGCCCTTAAAGCCTTGAACCATGCCTGCCGACACAGCGGCAGCGATGGCGGATGTGTCTACGGCGGGAGACGCAGCCCTACCTTGAGGCTGTATCGCCGCAAAGAACCGTTCAACGCGGGCGATGATCTGCGTCATCAGCGCAAGCTGTTGAGCAGGGCTTGACGACAACGCCGCAACCCGCGTGAAGTCGTCCCCCTGGAGTAGACCCTGCTGGCCGAGTTGGTTAAAAAGATCGTTTGTCGCCTTCGCTGCCGTAGCTTCAGCGTTCACCGCTGCTACAGATTCTGCAGCAAATTGGTTTTGCAGAATCGTGGCAGCCGCCAACGCAGCCTGCGCTTCGGCCGCTGAGCGGTACGCCGACTCAAGATCCCTCACCTGTATCGCAGTCAAGCCGGCACCTGCGGCAGCCAACAGCCACGCCTCACGCTGAGCGTCGGTGCCGACAATGTTGTCCATCGTCGCCTTAGTCAGTCGAAGGTTGGCGTCCTGCAACCTCGTCGTAGCGTCATTCTTCGCCTCTATGGCGTCTGATGCTTCCTCTACAGCTTTACGTTCAGCCTCAATTAGCTTGGCCATTTCTTCGGCTGTAGCTGTACCCGAAGCCTGGGCGAGCGCCAACGCGTACTGCGCGTCAGTCATGTTCTTGTTGGCATCAACGACATTGACGCTGGCGTCAGACAGCGATTCCTCAGCGTCAGATACAGACTCTTCTATGCCAGCGAGCGACCGGGCGTCGTCGATGCCATCCCAGATAGACGACAGCCGGTCAGCAGCACCTTCGGCCAGCGCGTCAAACGACGCCAGCACGTTCTCCGTGAGTGCGTCAGCGGCAGCAACCGCCGACTCTTCTGCGTCCTCAATCGACTCGACGAGAGCTTCGGAAACCTTATGGGCTTCGTCTGCGATACCTTCAGCGACGCCGGCAGCGATTGGCTGACCAACCTCTTCAGCGAACAGCCGAGACGGGGACTTGACGCGTGCCACCGTCTTGGCGCTACCGAGTGCCGCAGTAACGAGTCCGTCAGCAGCCCTAGCAACTCGACCGACGGAGCCTTCAATGCCAAGGGCGACGCCGTCGCCAAGGTCTTCCCCGAGCTGCTCCCACTCTAAGCCGTTGCCGCCTCCTGGCGTGTAAGTGTCGGCGCTGATTGTGATTGTCCGGCCGAGGATCGCTTCAATGCGGGCTCGGGCTGCTTCTAGCCCGACCGGTGTTACTGTCACCCGCGCCTCGGACTTCGACAATTCATCGTCAATCATCCGTCTAGCGGTTGCGATATTACCTTTGTCGATCTGCGCCTGAATCTCTGTGACCTTCTCGTCAGGTATGCCATTGACGCGAGCCACATGCGCCAGGATCTCGGCGCCCATCGGACCACCCATGAACATGGCGGTGTCGACCATTGCGTCGGTGTAAGCCTTCTGGCCGCGCTCCGTGTCAAGCAACACGCCTTGCTCTTCGAGCTGCTTGACAATCATCTCGTCAGTTGCTCGGACGACATCGCGAACTGACGCCGCCTTCTCGCGGTCGGTCAGTTCGGCGTCCTCAAGCGCCTCCGTGGACGCTTCCACTGAATCGAAGAAGGCATCTTCGGCGTCGCGGGCGTCAAGTGTTGCCGACGCTGTCCGGTGGCGTTCCTCGCGTGCGTCGCGAGTGGCTTCGGTGTTCTCTTTCTGCGCCTTCGTCAACGCCTGAACGTTGCGGTCAAGATCGACGACGGCGCCGCCGAGGCCTTCGGTGGCTTCGGCGTTCTCGTCGAGAGCGCTGGTTGCGATGCCGTTCGACCTTGCCCACTCAACCGTGATGAGGTTGACGGCGTGCAAGTCGAGGCCGAGCGCCTCGGCTTTCGCCCTAACCTCTTCGACCGACGTGGCGCCTTTGGTGGCCGAGTCGTAATACTCGCCCGCTGAAGCTTCGACTTCCTGGAACGCTTCGGACGCACGGCGAGCAGCGAGAGCGTCACGGTTGAAGATCGTTTGTACGAAGTTGCCGAACTGCGTCGGAGCGTCCTTAAACAAGAACTCCATCGACTTTGCAAGGAAGTTGGCGCCCTCGGCGGCCTTTGCTACGGCTGGAGTGAACACTTCACCGAACGTCGCGGCGGTGTTCTCCATGTTGGCGCCAAGTATCCGCTGCTGGTTGGCGAGTGAATCTGACGTGTTAGCGAAATCATTGGCGGTGTCCGCCGTCTGCTCCATGAGCAAGCCGTAACGGGCCTGAACTTTGATCGCCTCAGTCATCTCGGACTTCGACCCGACAAGGCTGTTAGCTAACGCGTACTGCGTGACCGCTGCAGCGGAGACGTCTTTGCCGTACTTGCGAATCGGCTCCGTCTGACCAGCCAGCGTCGACTGGAAGACCTGCATTGCCTCGTTCAGGTCGAGATCCATCACCGAAGCGAAGTCAACGGCACGCGTCATCAGGTCGCCCATGACGTCGACAACGTCACCGCCCGGTCCTGCGACCTGCTCGGCAAACGCAGAGAACGACACGGCAGCGCCGTTAAACGCTGCCTGAGATAGACCGAATGATTCAGCCGATGTCTCACCCAGCTTGTGAATGCCTCGAGCTGCATCACCGAACGTGACATCGACGGCGTTCATTGACTCTTCTAGAGAGCTTGCGGCGTCGATTGACTTCTTGAACCCGACAGCAAGAACACCGACGAGCGCCGCGCTTGCCATAGCCGAGTTGGCCTTGAGTGAAGCGAACGCCGAAGCGCCGCCCGCCTTCAACTTGCCGAGAGCGCCGTCAGCCTCGTTGACGGCCATCTTGAAGCTGTTGACAGACTTCGATGCCTTCTCGGAGACAACGTCGATTAATACGCTGATCCTGTTTGCCATCGACGGCCCCCTTAAAAGATTTTGCGAATAGCCCGGCCAACGCTCTGATTCACGATGATCGGCACTTTGCGGTCAATGCGGACGAGTGCATCGGACGCAGTGCCCTTGCCCTGCGTTGTGCCGTTCCAGCGCTTGCCCTTGCGTGACCGAACCTTGCGGACGCTGCCCGCATTCGTGAACGACGTAACGCCGGTCTTGACGTTGATACCGGGGCCCTGGAAGCCCGAAGCGTTGGCGTTGTTTCGGCCCTGCTCGGCAACCGTCCACGGCCCCGCCCCGCGTCGGGTCGGCTTAAATAGCAGCTTGCCAGGGCCAACGATGTCGTACGCGGTATCTAGGGTTGGTTCCCAACCGGAGAACTTTGCATCACCGCCGAGGTCAGCCGACGCCGCCGACTTAGCCTCAGCCTTTGCCATCTTTCCGATGGCGTGAAGCTGCGCCTCGTCGCCAAGCTCTTTCTCAAACCTGACGAGCTTGGCGGCGAAACTGGCGAACGTGTCAGCCATTGGCTACCCCGATCAGGACACGGCGCGGACTGCGGCCCCAGTGACCGGCCAGGTCAGGCTCTGCGCTGCGAGATCGCCAACGCCGGCAGCAATAGGTGTGGTGCTGTTGACGAGGACCGAGAACGAATACGACGGGTTGGTTGCCCCCACCGAACCGTCAACGGGCTTGAGTACAACCGGCACGGTTGTGCCGAGTGCGGCCCAGATCGTAGCGTCGATCGAGCCCGATCCGAAGTCTTGGTGCAAGTTGATGGCGAGCGAGCCGGACTTGAGTCCACCAATGACGGTGGTCCACTCGTCACCGAAAGCGGTGGTGGTCAGTTCGGCCACGTCGAAAGACGTAGTGATGGACGAGCAGTGATCGGTGAAGTCGACCGAGTTGACCGAGATCGTGAAGTCAGTGGCTGCGAAAATGGACATAGTTATTCTCCTTGATTGCTGATGTGTGTTGCATGACGCGCCACTGGGGCACGGATTGGGTCAGTCCGCGGCGATACCGAGAACGACGACATAGTTGAAACTTGGTGTAGTGCCACCGACCGTGACGGCAAGGCGCCAGTAGTCGTCAGTGATGGCGCCGGCAAGCGGCAACCATTCCGACGTAATGCCCGTTGCTTGAGCGAAGACCATGCGTGAAGTTGCGCTCGTCATGTCGCCGTTGTCGTCAGACTGAACTACGACATCGAGCGTCGGGGTCGTGCCTGACGCCGCGATGACGTGCAGTGCGCCGTACATTTTGGAACCGGCAGGTATCGCGCCGAGCTGACGGGTGGTTCCGTTACCGGTCGAAGTGATCGCAGTGCCGGGAGCGTTCATCAACGTTCCACGGATCGCGGTGCTTGTGCCCTTACCGGACACCTTCGCCATCGCGAGCTCCCCGGCGGTGGCCTCAAGCGGCGTGTAAGCCAACTGGGTGGCGTTGAAGGCGTAAGCGACCTCGCCGCCAGTCTTGCCATCCGGCAGCAACGAGAGCGGCTTAGCGGTGCCGAGGGCGGCGAGGCCGACCAACTGGTCTACCTTGTTGGCGTCGAAGTCCTGCATGATGTCGCCGGACCAGTCAACGGACTTGAGCCCGCCAATGGACTTCGACCACTCGTCGTTAAAGCTGGTGCTGTCGAGCACCGCCGCGGTAACGTTCGGAGCGTCGAACGACTTGGCGTTGCCTGACGCATCGAAGCCGCCGACATAGACGCCGAGCCCGATCCAGTTCTGAACAGCCATCAGTTACCCGCTTTCGTTGGTGCGCCCTTGCGGGTCGGCTTCGGTGCGTCGTCAACAACGACGGCAGGTTTCACGCCGTTGAATAGATCCGGCAGGCGAATCACAGCCGGGTCGTCGGCCGCGACGGTTGCGCCTTTGTGGTACGTCTTGCCGCCAGTGGCGAAAGTTTCAATCGGTGAGGGCATGGTCACTCCTTGCCTGGAATTAGGCCGGTAGCTCGGATGGTGAGGATCACGTGACCGGCGCCCGACGAATCGGTGTTGGAATCGGTCGAAGCGGACTCGGCTCGCAGCGTCTTGTTTGGAATGACATCGCTGCCACCGGTTGACGTTTCGAGAGCGGTGCGGATCGACTTGCCGCCGTGGCCCGACATGTAAAGCCGTGACTCTTCGAGCGCCGTCAGCGAATCGCCACGTGAGATGTAGACCATGACGGTGATGTCGATGGTGTCTTGACCACGGCCGAAGGCTGCGTCGTAAGAAATGCCCGACTCGGTCACCACGGCCATTGGTGGAGCGATAGCCAGCGCGGGGTCGGTGGTAACCGTCAGCCCGGAGATTGTGTTGACGCGAGCGGCAATACCGTCGATGTAGTCACCAACCAGCATCAACCGACCTGCGGCTTCTTGTAGCGCGAGATCGCTGAGGTGTAGTCGGGGTCGTTGTTGCGGATGTAAGCACCGCCACCCTCAGCGCCGAAGGACTGGAGCCCGAAGACTGCCGAAGCCTCACGGGCAGACAGACGGGCCGCTAAGAGCGTGCACGCCTTATTGATCGGTGAAGGCACCGCAGCCCAACCGAAATCGGCGGTGACTTGGATGCGACGTTCGCGCCTGCCACCGGTCGGAAAGTAGCGATCGAGCAGACGGACAGAGCTGAACGGCCAGCCGTCCTCGCCGTCGTTGGTCTTGCCGAGCTCGTAACCGGTGCTGGCGATCGTCGTGTCGAACACGCCGTCGTCGGTGGTGTCGAGCTTGAGCGTCGTGAGTGCCGTGAAATCCGGCAGCTTCAAGTCAACGAGATCCTTGACAACGAACGTCTTGACCAGGCCGGCACGGGCTGCAAAGTTGCGCCCCGTGTCGTTGTCGATCATGTCGGTCGCCTGGTCAAGACTGTTGTTCAACCGTGCGACGAGCGCCGTGGTTGTGGAGTACGAATCGGGGAGCGCCATGCGCTCGACAAGTTCCCCGATGGTTGCGTATGCCATTTTAGACGTTCACCCACAACAGGTCGAGGGTTGCCGCCCCGAGCGTGTCGCAGATGACATACAGCACGTCGCTCGGGGCGAGCGGGTAAACCGACTTCCATGTACCGGACCCCGCGATCAACTTGCCGCCACTGGCGAACGTGATATCGGAACCGCCAAGACGGACGGCGATGGCGCTCGTGTTCGTGATCTCAAGATGGCAACCGGATGCAGCGTCAAGGCTGGCCGGAATTGCAATCGAAGATCTCGTCGCTGAAGCGGCGTGTGTTGCTGACTGGAGTGCCATATCATTTCTCCTTGCGGGCCGCTGTGGGCTTTGTGGGCTTCGATGCGGGACGTTTGACCGAGCGCGTCGCGCCCGGCGCTGCGGATGCCTGCTCGATGTCGTTGCCGTTGAATAGGTGGCGACGGCCAGCCACGACGGCATCGGATGACTTGACCTCTTGCCCAGCGACGTAGAGATGGCCGTTCCAAAAGAACGAATCCTTGACAGTGAGCATGTTTCTCCTTCACTTTCGGGAACCGGAACAACCGAGGGCGGGACATTGCTGCCCCGCCCTCGACTCACTCAGGGATCAGGCTGCGGTCGGGATCGACAGCACCTTGATGCCGGCGTCGTTGACCGAGTCGGCACCCGTGCGCCAGTTGGCGAAGAATCCACGCTGACCGTTCGGGCGGTTGTTGGCGGTCGCGAACAGGTGCGGGACCAGCTCGACCGAAAGGCCGACACGATCAACAATCACGTAGTTCGAGAAGTCACCGAACAACAGAGCGAAGTTGTCGGCCGTGGCGGCAGCATTCGGCAGAACGCCATCCATGTCGGACGACTCGTAGGCGTTGTAACCGAGGAGCTGCGACGGCATTGCTGCGCCGATCCGCTCCCACAGTCCAGCGCCGCCGTTGGTGTCGAACTGGCGGATGGCGTTGTAGTACACCTTGTTCGCAATGAACGATCCGTTGTTCCGGTAGCGGGCCTGAAGAGCCTGCTCGAGTGCGTACACGTCAGCAATGGCGAACGTCTCAGGGGTCGCCGGGGCGATCTCCGAAGCGCTGCCGTCGAGTGCCGTAATGACGCCGGTCGGCTGACCTGAGCCGGAGCCGGTCGCGAAGGCTGCGCCCTCGAGATCGTCCTTGGCTCGCGTAATCATGTTACGAATGTCGGACTCCATTGCGGCCCAGTCCTGACCGATCGACATCGAGAACGGCACGAATGCCGAACCGCGATAAACCGGGATGCTCGGCTGTGCGAGCGTCGGAGCGTCGTCGCTGGACTCGGCCACTTCTGCGAGCCAGCCAGCGGAGATGCCAGCAGAGCTGACGCCATTCCAGCTGTCGGTCGTGATCTGAACCACACGGCTGACCTGACGGAACGGGTTGACCGAGTGGGAGCCCGAATCAATGATCGTCGGATCGAGCGTGAACGGAACAGCGAAGCCGCCGTTGGCGTTGGTCAGCGAAGCCGCACGGACGGACTCAACCGCATGTGCCTCGGCAGCCGTCCAAGTGTCGGACGAGCCAGCGAGTGCTTTGGTGAACGCTGCACGGTACTCAGGGTTGCCGGTCGCAACGATGTGGCGGGCCACTTCGCCATTGCTGTCGGCGGAGCCCATGACGGCCTCGGCCTGCTCCTGGTGGCGTGCGTCGAGGCCGGTTGTGGCGTCGATGACTGCGCGGGCGCGGTCGCGGACTTCACCAACGGGTGCGCCGTAACGCATGTCGGACATGTCGTGGATGTCAGCCTTGCGCTTGATGACGTTCGGGACGTTGAGAACGGCGCCAGCACGAGTGGAGTCCTGCTCCGGCGCGATGGCTGCACGATCAATGACGGCCTGACGGGCTTCGAGGGTGACGACCAGCGCTTCGCGAGTCGGCAGTTCTGCAACTGCTTCGTCGAGGCGAGCGTCCTGCTCGGCGGTGATGTCGTCGAGTTCTGCGAGTTCGCGGATCTCGGTGGCGAGTGCGGCGACGGCGTCGCGTGCTTCTGTGAGCTTGTTCATGGTGTGAACTCCTGGGTCAAGACGGCAGCGGCGAGTGCCCTGCGTTGGTTGCGGGTGCGCGTCTTGGCGTGGCCGGTAGCCGGGGCTTCGACATCTGCCGCGTGGTCAATGACCGGGGCGGCAGCATCTGCGGTCGAATCGTCCGCAAGGGCGCGGATGTCTTCGGTGCTCATGGCGAGGAGCGCGGCGACTTCGCGGCGAACCTCAGAATCTGTGAGAGCGAGAGCCGTCTGGCGGCTTCGGACTGAAACGCTGGTCGAGTCGTAAGCTGGAAAAACTACGGGACCGATTTCGTACAGCTCAACCTCGGTGATCGTGCGATATTCGACGCCGTCACGCATCTCCCACGTGTCGCCAGCGTCAGTGACACGGAAGCGGAACGACATCCCCGTCACAGCCTCATCGCGGATGGCGTCGCGGACGGGTTCGACAAGCCAGTTGTCCGACAACTTGGCGCGAACTCGGAGGCCGTGATCGTCCTCAACGATCGACGTGATGCGACCGAGCGGGATCGAACCGATAAGCGGGTGGGCGCCGTGGTCGAACTGTAGGACCGGCATACGTTGGCCGATGGTCCGCTTGAACGCACCGGGCGCGATCCGCTCCTGGAACGAACCGGAACGGTCGTTGATCTCGGTCCAGTCGTTGAACACTGCGCCGTACCCGTCGAGCGTCAGGCCATCAGCAGACGGCTCGGCGCGAAAGTTGACGCTACGGGTCAGGTTGTCACGCTGTGCCGAGTCTCGGACGGTCAAAGTTTCAATCATTCGCTTGGCCCTTTCGAGGGGTCGCCGGTTCCTGGCGGTTGGAGTTGCACCGACACGTTTCCTGTGTGCGTCAGCTTCGACATATCCCCCGTTTTGACAGCTTCGATTACTGACGCCGGATCGAATCCGCCGTCGACGAGTTGGCGAGCCGCGGCGGCGTTCGTTGCCAGAATGTCGGCGGCGTCCTTCTGGTCTTCCTGCAAGAAGAGAACGCGGCCAGGATCGAACGAAAGCTCTTGGCTGTCCGGCACGAAGACCAACGACTCGAGCGATTCGCAAAGACCGTCTACGGTCGGTGTAAACCAGCCGTCAGCCAGAAGGCGACGGGCTGCGCCGTAGTTGCCGGCGTTCAGTGACGAGCCAGACAGCGCCTCTTTCGTGCCGAGTACAGATGCCGGGATGCGTGAACGGACCGACACGCGATTCTCAAAGACGCCTGTGATCTCGTTCAGGCCGAGATCCTTGATGGACGAGCCGACAACCTTCACGTCGGTGCCGCCGCCAAGAAACATATTCTTAAAGCGGTTGCCGGCGCCCGAGAAGTTCTCGTTGACAACCTTGGCGTATTCGCTCGTCTCGTCGGGTGACTTCGACGGGTCCATGATGAAGACCAGGCCAGGCACTGTGGCCTTCTCGAAGTACTTGCCCATATGGTCGGTCACTTGACCGTCAAGCAACGTCTCACGGACCACCGAAGTGACCCACGACGTACCGCGCCACGGGTGAATTGGGTCGGGCTCGGGAGCCCATACCGCGAACTCTCCAGGCCCGAAAGCCTCGATGTTTGATTCACCCTTACGGTTCTTGCCGGGGTTGTAGATAACGCCGACCGTGACCGCGTCGAACGGTGCAACCATTGTGTCGCCATCCCACGTCGGATCAGAGTCCGAGCCGAGAATGAACTGCACCTTGTCGGGCGACGCCCGGTGAATGACATCACCACGCTTCACCAGGACACCAGTGCCAGAATATGACGCATCGATCTCAAGTAACGACAGCAGCGACGAACGCGGTCGCGAGCCGGGATAGTTCAACTTCGTCAACTCTCGCGTCTTAGTCAAAGCGCCAGAGTCGTCACGGAAACGGAACCGGACCTGCGACAACAGCAGCCCGCGAGTCGTGACAGCGGCAGCGACAACACCATGCCGGTTGTGGATCTGGTTGATGTAGCTGACGAAGTTCTCGTCAACGTCGGCAGGGCTCGAACCGGACGGGCCAACAATATAGTTCTGACCGTCATACATGAACTTGGCGAGGCCGTCAAGCGTCGTGAAACGCTCCTCGGACTGCCGTGCGTTTGCTGGCTGCGATCGGATGGCGTCAAGAATCCGCATTGGTCGAACTCCTCACATCGAAGTAGCGCACCATGTACGCGATCAGAATCAGTTCAAAGCCCGCCACGATCCACGCTGCGGGCTCATAAATACGGCCGACGCCGACAACGACGGCAGCGCAGCCGGCGAGGGCTAGAACGATGTGCAGGGCCAATCTCACGCAAACACCACGTGAGCTGTTGCGGTCTTCTTCTCAGACTCAACACCGAGCCGACCAAACGCCATCGTCGAGGCCGTCAACGGCGAGATGTCGCCAGCCGTGGCACGCTGCGCCCAAATGACACCCGCCTGACCGAACGGCTTAAGTAATGCAATCTCAATCGACTTGCGCAATTCAGGCTCCCCTTGATGGCGGATCGTGGGCGCGGTGCCCTTGGTTGCGTCAATGATCTTCTGTGTCAACGTGGCAAGCTCGCCAGGGCCAACCTCGAAGACCGGGACACCTGCCAGCTTGAGTTCAGCGGCCAACGGGTCACCCTTAACGATCGACACCGCCTCAGGGTTCCCAAGTTGCTTGTGGAGTTCTGCGGCTCGAGTTGCAACCCAGTCAGTGCCGACCCTGCCCGCAACAACCTTGAGCTGCGAGAAGCCTTTAGCGTTGATTCCAGCGACAGTGATGGAGCACCAGCCCCGATCCTCCGAAGCCGCAACCGCCATACGTGCCGTCGCGAAGTCGTAGGTAGCGAAGTCCGGTGAGATAGCGAGGCCATCCCACGTCGCGAGGCTGATCGACTTCGGATCTTCGTCGGCGTCAATCTCACCCCAGATGCCGAGAGCCTCACGCATGAACGACTCGAGCGTCAGGTTCTTACGCATCCGCTTCATCGCCGTGTCAGGCGTCCGTAACGGGTGTGACGGGTTCGCTTTCGCCCATTGCGTCTGATCGTCAGGGCTCGCGTCTTCGTCGGCAGAGAACTCGATATAGGCGGTGTCCTCGTCCTTGCCCGACAGTGCCTCGTTGCGTTTGGCCGTGAAGACCTCGGACGGGTCTTTCGGCTTCGGTGGCGTTCCGATGAAGAACAGCAACGGATTAGCCGCAGTGTTCGACGCCGGAACCATGTCGTCAATGGCGGAATCCGTCAGGATTTGGGCCTCATCAAACACTTCAACGTCTACGTCGTCGAAACCACGACCAAAGCCACGCTCTCGAGCGCCGAACAGAATCCGGGAACCGTTCGCAAAGACGATCTCACCAGTTCCTGAGCCGATGAATATCTGCTCAACATGGGGCTTGATTGCTTTGCGGTCGGCAAAGGTCCGCATCTTAGCAAACGTCTCGTTGCCAGTGCGGAGCCGGTGTGCAGTCCACAGCACGGTCGTGCCCGGAGTGTTCAGGCAGAGAGCGAAGACGATCGCGCCGACCATGTAGGTTTTTCCGACTTGACGCGGGATAGACATTACGGCGCCGCCGATAGAGCAGGCGTAGGTTCCATCAGAGCGCTTGGCGAGGATCAGGCGCGTGGCCTCAATCTGCCAATCATCAAAGATGACACCGAACTTCGCGCACGTATCACGCACCGCCGGCCAACCAGTCGAGACGATCCCAGACGGCCGCACAACATGGCGGGCAATATCGTCAAGCGGCGTAAGTTTCGTCTGCCGTGTCAGAAGCTCCGCCATCAGCGTCAGCCTCCTCGGCAGTGATTGCTGCGTCAATGTCGGCAATGTCAGACAACGTCGCCCGATACTGTGCGGCGAGTTGTGCGTGGACGTTGGACTCGGTGCCGTCGAGCTGAGCGGCAAGCGTCGTACGTAAAGCGACCAGAGCTTGGCGGCGATCGTTAGTGGCTGCGGCCGTAGTGTTGTTTGCCATCAGGCCGCCAATGACGGCAGGCTGCCGATGCGTTTTGATCCCTTGGCCATATTGCAGACCCGGTGGGATATGGCAACATTCGACCAGACGTGAGCGCCACCAACGGCGATCGGTTCCACGTGGTCAACGTTCGCCCCGTGCGGGTGGTCGGCAGTCCCGCCGACCTGTAAGACGTGTCCGCCGCAGAGGTGGCAGACCCAACCGTCGCGGTCCCCGACGGTTGACCAACTAATACCTCCATCGCCAGCGGCGATGGCTTCGGCGCGAGCGTTCCCGACGGGCTCGTCACTCGGCATGATGGGGAGACGACGGGCAACCCCGCCACACCTGACCGTCAGTGAGCCGCCGTCCCCCGCCGCTGTGGGGGCGACATTACGTGTCGTCTGCTGGCGCAACCGCTGACAGCGTCCGCAGCCGGGCGAGCGGACGCGCTTGCAGCTGCCGCAAGTGGCAGGGATTGTTGACCAGTGAGGCGTGTGTGATTCAGTGTCAGCCACGGCGTCCGAGCCTCCTACCAGATCCCGGGCCGTTATTGCGGTGCTGGGATCGCTTTGTTTTTGCCACGTTACGTGATGTACGTGTGTATAACTTTATCCACAGTTGGGTATAACTGCCCGCCGGTCGGTGGCGGACACCCCCTACCCCTTGCTACGTATAGACGTTAGAAAG